TATATAAAATCATCTTGATTTTCAATAAAATCTAAGGTTGACCAATCCTTTTTGTCTTCAGTTTTCATTAATTCGATAGGTATATTTTGGCTAAATTGAGATTCAAAGAAGTTATCGTTTGCACAGGTTTTGCTCGCAAACCATATCTTTTTATAATCAATAGACGCTTGTAAATATTCGTTTGCTTTTCGAATAAAATTACTTGTAAAAACTTGATTGAATGCTATTCTTTTATTTTCTAAGTTATATAAATTTCTGGCTCTTCTAACTTCTTGGTCATAGTCTAATCCTTCTAAATCTGAATTGAACTCAAAACTATTAATTAGTAAATTATTCTTTTTAAACATTTCTGACTGATTACAGGCGGATAAGAATACATCTGCGCCAGCATTATCTAAAATCATAAATACAATATTAAAATTAGTCATGATGTAATATAAATAATTAACGTGATTTTTTAAATTTCCTAACCCAGCATAAGTATGCACTAGTGCGCCAGTTTTATTTTCTTCATCAATTTCCATTACTGCCATAGCAAAATAATCTGCATTTGGACTATCGCTCATATTAGGATCAATACCGAGAATATATTTTTTCCCAGGAATCCCTTTCATTAAAGTATGAGGAGTTTCTCCATTTTTAATTGTACAATCTTCCATTTTTTTTGCACTAAAATAACTATCGCTACCATCAATAAATCTTGCACAATATTCTCTTAGAAAGCTACTATGACTTGATCCTCCATTTTGAGCTTCTTCAATAATAGTCTTATCTATCATTTCTAATGGAAGAGCTTCATAACTTAATTGAGAAATAAAATAAGATGCCTCTGTCTCCTCTTTGCAATTGATTTTTTCTATCCATTCATTATATGTTTTATAAAGATTTTCAAAAGTATAGCTCGCAGAAGAAAGTGCTATCATTTTACTATTGTTTTCAAATACAATTCTATCTTCTTCTTTCATTAATCCATCTTTTATTAAAGCATCTTCTGTTTCTCGAATTTCCATTCTCTCTTTCATGTTTTGTGGCGCAACTAAAAATGGCATCAAAACAGTTTTAATAATGTCTTCTGAAAGAAGTAAAAACTCATCTAATACAAGTACATTTGCTCTGAATCCTCGAATTTTTTCTCCATTCAAAGGTATTGCGACTATACTTCCACCATTTATAGCCCATTCATATTGATCATTTCTTTTACTTTTGGAGCCAAAAGCTTGTTGAAGAAGTTCTGCTCCTTTGCTATTTACAATTTTTTCTAAATTATTAAATATAAATCTGGCAGTTCTAAAGGTTGGTCCTGCAATTAAAATTTTTGTATTGGGTTCGAAAACGCATTGAAGAAAACAAAAAACTGCTGCTACAAAACTTTTTCCACAACCTCTACCCCAAACGCACATATTAAAATTTCTAGTCATTAGAGCTTTTAAATGGATTTCTTGATATGCTGCTAATTTTATACCGCTAATAAGTTCTGTGGTAAAGCCTAAGTTCGCTCTCAAGAATTTCGCTAAACTAATTTTTGCTTCTTTATCATTTAAGATGCCTTTTAGTTCCATTAATTCTTTATTAATGTCATGTTGCTCTTTTTTATATTTATCTGGAGAATATATCATAAAAGTTTTAGATCGTAAGCAAGTTGAAGATCTATTTCCCTGTAAAAGCAATTTGATGTAAAAATTGACTCAATTACCCTAGTCATTTCTACTCTTCCGTCCACAAAAAGAAATTGTAAATTATCATAATTTTGTAACAACTCTCTAACGTTATGGAATATATATTCTGGCGTAGCTTTAATTTTTTTACTAATGTGCGGAAGATATTGAAAGCTAAGGGCATTGGATAGTTTTTCCTCTACCACTACTACTAAATAAGCTCCGCTTTTCTTCGCTCGTTCTATTTCGTTTTTAAATCTATCGAAATTTTTAACACTTAAGGTACTAATAAAATCGCTTAGGCTTTTTCTTTCTATAAAGCATTTACAATTATTATTACTGCAAGAATAATCTCCAAATGGTAATGTTTTAATTTCAAATTTTGCATCAAACTTTAACCAGCTTTGCTCCCTTGTGTCAACATAAATGATTGATTTTTTATTTAATTTATTTTTAAATTGATCAACTATATTATTAGTGTGAATAAATTTATTTTTTAACCCTAGATCGGCGCAAACATCATAATAATCATTGAATATCTTGTTATAAAATATAATTGATGGACACATTATAGTTCTTAGTTCTACCTGAGAAGGACTATATAATAGATTTTTATCTTGTTTTCTTTTGAGGATTAATGATTTACAATATTCTTGGGCTTTTTCAATTGGCTGTTGTTTAAGCCATTTTTTCATATTATTTTTATCATTAAAATCGCTACTTAAATACTGCTCTTTGGTTTTAAAATTAATCAGTTCATTTGTTAAAAGGTCTCGTCTTTCAAAATACGTTTGATAGTATTTAGCTTTATTAAGCTTGTACCCTTTTAAAGACATATGTAAAGATTTTTCGTTTGGGAATTCTTTTCCATCTACTTTGCAAATAACTGACATAATTTTATCCGTTTAAAATATCTTCTTCAGATATTCCTAAAATTTTACATTTTAATTCGTCCATAGAATCAAGTCTATTTATCTCTGTTTTAACAATGGCTCTTCTTAGCTCTGCCATCTTTAATAATTTCTTTCTAGACTCTTCTTGCTTCCACATTTCTACAAGATTCAATATACTAGCATTATCTTTTATCTGCTTGCTTAGTCTGTCACTTCTTTTAACTTTTAAATCATTTAATAGTTTTTGTTGACGATTTACGCAATCATTGTATTCTTTTCGTGCTGTGCTACTGGCTTCTACAATTGCCATTGGAATTCTTCCATCTTCTTGAGTCGCTAAATCTATTTGATTTTGCAAAGCTGTAATAGTTTGTTGAATTGTGGACGATATAACTACTTCTGTGGCGAGAACAATATACTGATCAACCTCTTCTTGAGTTAAATCACTTTTGTCATAGGTATATCTTAGAAAACTACTTTCAAAAAGATCTCTATCATTTTCATCACTATAAAGATTGATTTGATGCGTGAATCTATAAGTATTCATATAGCCAATTAAAGCATTGACTTCTTTCTTTTGCTTTGGGGTAATTTTTTCTTTGTTAATTCCATCTAATATATATTTATTAATTTTAACAATAGTTCTTTCTTCGCTCCTTGGAGCTTTATAAGCTTCTGTGCTTATGCTGTCGTTACTATCGTTAAGATATCTAATATTACTTGGGATACTTTTCATGTAATCCAGAATAGTTCTAGTTTCTTGACTTAAATTTGTAAGTGATTCATTTTTAAATAATATTTTAGCTATCTCAATTCCAGTCATAGTTGCACAATTATTACTAATGTATTCTTTTTGATCTTCTGTTAGCTCTATAAGTCCCTTAGCCTGATACTCATGGCTTTTCCTTGGTTTGATTTTTCTAGAAGCAAGAAAATTCTTAACAGCTTTCCCTTCTTTGCTTCTTCCATCTAAGTCATCCCTATCAAAAGCTAATTTAACTAACTCATTTAATGAAGGTGGATTATCTGGTCTATTATTCCATTCCTGCAGCATCTTTAACTGCTGCTCTTCTGTTAAGATAGCAATATCTTCACTCATATTAGTCTATGTCTATTTCGCCGTTGTATAAATATTTCTTAACTTTGGTTATGATTAACTTTTTTAAGTTTTTAACTTGCTTGTATCCAATTTTTCTATTTTTTTCTGTGGTTTTATACCCCATAATTTTTGCTGTATCTTCTTCAGACTTATGTTCTATAAAATGTAAAGAATAAAATTTCCATTCTAAGGGTTTCAAAATTTGTTGCATTTTTTTATGTATATTTTCAGCAGTCTTTTCTATGTTAATGGAGTTATGTGGTATGTTATGGACTTCTTGACTATGATTTTCTAAAGCTACTGGCAACTTAATATTGCATGCTGATTTTTTACTCTTCTCCCATTTTGCATACAAAGGACAACTGACTGCATTGTGTTCCATAATGTTACAACCATCTTCTTGATCTGCTGCAGCACATTTTAAACAGGGTCTTGAATAATTTCCATAAGTATTTCTAATAAGATTTTTAATTTGATTGCTTGCTATTCTATTAATCCATGGGGCCAAGGGCTGTTTTTGATCATACATATCCCATTTTTTATAAATATGTATTCTTAATATTTGAGCTACGTCATTAAAATCCATCCACGCCAAAGCAGTAAGGCACCATTTGTTTTTTCTTTTATCAATTTCTTTATTTATCTCTACTATCTTGCTTTCAAATGAAGCTTTTTCGAGATTCATTTTCCTTTTTTACTTCTTTTAATTGATCCCGCTTCTTTTGCAAAATCTTCTAATATTTTCTTTTTTGAAAGCTTTTTGCTTGGCGCTCTGTTATTAAATTTAATATTTTCTTCATTATTGTCACTAGTACCAAGTAAAGATCCCAATTTTACAGATTTATTCTTAGGAATATCTAGGTCTATTTGTAGGTTAGATATATTAGGTACATAATTCAAATCTTCACCTTCAGAATTATCATCGTGGTCATAATCTGCTTCTATGTTTAGATTTTTGACTTTACTTTCTATTTTTTTAACTTCTACTTTACTAGAAACAGATATATTATTATATGATTTACCACAATTCGAGCAAAATAATGGTGGTTTTATAGAATATTCTGTTGGTCCACCGCAAGAGGTACAATATTTTTTCATTTAATATAATTATATATTAAATATTAATATAAATCTAATTTAAATTAACCCAATGTTAAAAGATATTTTAATCTATTTAAACTGCCAAGTATCTCGTCTCGCGTATTTAATAAATCTGAATCTCGAGCCTCATCAAGCATATCATTTAATCCAATCAAAAATTTAATATATGAATCTGTTGCGGTACTAAAATTCAAATCAGAATAATTTGACATTTCAAGATTAAACTTAGAAGCGGCGATTACTCTGCCATATTTACCCATGTATGTTTCAATAAAAGTATCTATGCTTTCATCTAAGCTCTCGTAAATTTTTCCAAAACTTTTATGTTGTGAGAATGAAGTTGTTTGCCAATGAAATATTTGATATTGTTTTTGCATTTGTAGCATAGAAGTTTGAATAAGTTCCCCTTTACCATCTACTTCTGCTTTAATTTCTGAGACTTTTACTTCTTCTATTTTTGGTTCTTCAATTTTAACTTCATTGATAACTTCTGCTGGTGCAGTTACTGCGGTATGAACTGGTTCAGCAACTGGCGCTTCAATTTTTTCCTCAACTACTGGCTCTACTTTAACTTGTTTATCAGCTTCTTCTTGAGCCTTTTTCTCTTTAATTTCTTTAATCTTATCTGAGAAGTCAACTTCAATACTATTTCTGTCTGCTGCTTTGCTCTTCTCTTTTGGCTTGCTATAAGTATTCAAGCAAATTGCCACTTGTTGTTTATTTTCCATTTTAGGATTATCTTTATTAACTTTGTGCATGCAACGATTCATGTAGTCGTTTTGTTTTTCGTTATCCTTGGGCTGGGGAATCGGCATGTATGTTATTACACATGTTTATATACTAGTGTAAGAAGAGATATGACCATTTCTACTAGTTTAATTTGTTTTGCTGTGTTAGTTTATATATATTATTTAGTAGAGAGAGTTAAGTAATATTAATAAATTTGATATTTTTGGTTTAAATAAGCTTCGACTTGTTGGCGTTCTATAGTTGTTAGGACTCGATTGTATACGATTACTTCTGCTACTTTTCCTTTTAGGTTAAAAGTTCCAGCTGCATTTTGTTTTCCTATATAAAGAGTTTCATCTCCTCCTATTGAATTGCTATAAGTATTAGTAGGATCAGAATACATTAGTTGACCATTAACAAATGATTGCCAATCATTATTTGTGCTTTTTACAGAATAAAGAGTCCAAACATTTGTAATAGTTACTGGTGGCGTAATCTCATTTTTTCTTAATCTTGTTGCGAAAGCATCATAAACATTACAATCTAGACCATAAGGATAATGAGTTTGAGCCGATACATAAGTATCTTCTGATCCACCAAAGTTTCCAAATATTGGTCCATTGTCATCACCAGAACCACAAACATCTTCTACATATTGAACTGAAAAAGCCGTTGATCCACTTGCGCCAAGAGGATTTATTGAAATCGAGAATACTCTTTCAATATAATCAGACATTGATGTTAGTGATATGGTCGGTTTGCTATTCAAATCCGAGGTATTATAAATAGGATTATCGGAAAAAGGTGTTGCATTGTTTCCATTATTGCTTTGATCTGCCCAAGCTGTTACAAGAAAATCTCCATATTCTGATGTTGTCACAGATCCAGTTGGAAGTGTCCCATTTGCAACTCCTATATATGTGCTAGATGGAGATCCAGATGAAAGATTATTTGTCCAAGAACCAGATGGAGCAGAAGACTTTAGCGGTCCCGTAGAAATTAAAAATGGATAGGGCGAATTTGGATCCACCTTATATAAAAACCAGTTTGTAGAAGGAGCCCCAGAACCATCTCCTGTTGATATAAAGTAATCTGATCCAGATGCATTAAAATAAAAAAATCCATTATCGCCATCGTATGAATATAAATTGTACGTTCTATTTGCAGAAGAGTGCGTTCCAGTAATACCAGATATTGTTATTGTATTTGGCATATTATATACCAAAGACCAGCTAATCCCGTCAGTTGAATTTAAAATAATTATATTTCCAGTACCTTGTGCTATATATCTTAAATTATAAGAAGGCGTATCATCTTGAGAATATGTTATAAAATAACCATTATTCTCACCAAAAGAATAAGAATAATAATTATTAGGATCTGGAGTTCCACTTGCAACAAATGTTTTATTCAAAATACTTGATGTACCTCCGCTAAGTATAATTTGAGAGATATATGTATTTCTAAATGTTGTAACACCAGCATCAGATTTAAGCCAAAGTGATAATCCACCTAAACTTGATGGAAGAAAAGGTGTTCTTGGAATTTTGAAGGTTGTATTTTTTTTAATTATTAAGCTCATATTTATGGTGTTGTAATTGTTATTGAAGGGGACCATCCATTTAATGGAATTGATAAAATGCTGGCTGGATTTGAAGAAAAAAGATTGTTGTTGTCTCCATCATAATAAATTAAGCACCATCCAGATTGAAGTCCGTAAGTTGTTCCATCTTTTGTTAAAAACCAAGTGTAGCCAGTATAACCTGAATCATATCTCCAATCTCCAAAATAACTAGTAAACTGTGCTGGGACTTGGTCTATACCAACGATTGTTAGGGTAGCAGTAGAAAGCGGAAGTGTTGTTGGAGCGGAAATAATATCTCTTTTAACTATAAAAGCCATAAACTATATTACACTACTCATCCAAATAGGTTTTGATATCTTTTATTAGCTTTTTTCTCTTGTTGCGTTCTAAAACTGTTATTAAGGTAGCTAGTGATATTGGAAAAGCAAACCTCAGAAAGAATTGAAGGTGATCTTCTCTACTTAATAAATCAAAGTAATTAATGTAAAGGTCACTTAGCCCCCAAAGTGTGAAAAGTATCGCAGGGACAAAAGTGATAAAAAAGAACTTATCATAGGATTTTAAATTAGCCCACCAGTTCTTAATTTTAAGTAACATATATAAAGCTTACACAACATTAGATTGGAGTTGCTTGATATGGAACTCCATTTGATAATACTGGAGGTATTTTATATTGAGAATCTGTTGGAGTAGACGAAGCTCCAGAAGCTGTGTCTGGAGAACTAAAAGTAGAGAATTGAAATTCTTTTTCCATGTTAACATCATTTTCATTAACTTGTATTTGCTTTGACATGCCGTTAACTTCTAGAGCTACTGGGCTTTTATGTCCTGATACATTAAGCATCATTTCGCCTTTGTCATTTTTAGTTATTTTAATTCTTATTTGATCTTCTGTATAAGAATAGGTTGTTAATAGAAACGCCGCTAATAGTATTATTGTTTTTTTCATAAGGTTTTATATATTGGGGTTTGGAAAACATTGGATTTATTTTTTAAACGTATTTGTTTCATAGTATAACCTACCATCACATACAAAGGCTCTTCTGCATTTGTAGGCTTTGCAGATTTGCCTAGACTTAAAACATATTTATGACTATCATGGCCAATAGGTTCTGCGCGCTGGGTAAAACAAGAACCTTCATCTGTCACATACTCAAAATCCATGCCATAATTATCTATTTGTTGTTTCACTAAAGATGCATGAGGACTATAAACTGTATAAAAAATACTAATTGCAATACAAACGCCCACAATAAAAGGTATCTTATTCATTGAATTGTAAAGACTGAATATCTTCCTTTACCTAAGCATTGGTAATAGTACCTATACTTTTCTTCTCCGACTTTATGAACTCCAAAAACTTCATCTTTAAAATAATCCTTTAAACTAACTGTGTCGTGATCTCCAACATGTTTTTTAATCCAAGTGGAAACTTCACCAACATTTCCTTCAAAGACTACTACTTTTCCATGACTTGTGTATTGCATTTTTCTATTCCACTTGCTGTTTGTATATCTAAATTGTTTTTAGTTTGTTTAGCTATTATTGATCCTATCATACTTAATATAAGAACACAAGCAAAAATTAAAGCATAATGAGTTTTTTCTTGAGCTTTCTTTTTAGCTCTATATTGATGAAAATTAGTTATAAAAGCTTCTGTGTCTCTTTTTGAGGGAAGACTCTTTTCATAACTACTTAATAATAAGTTTCTCATGTGATTATCCATTACTTTATTCTATCTGGCTTTTGTGTCAGATTCTAATATTACACTACCATCTGTTCTTAACAGATTTCTTGTGCTTCCATGTGGATTTTTAATTGTTTTATCTAACGCACTACTAGAATGATTAGTAAAAGCTTTAGTAAAATCAACTAAGAAATAATCATTTGTATCCAATGCTAATATTTTTTTAGAATTTTCTATACCATATTCACCACCTGCTCCTCCAAAACAAGATCCTCTTTTCCAAATAGTAGGATGTTGTTCGTTGTGTGCAGGACAACTAAATACTGTATTTGCTTTCTTTTTTTTACCTGTATATGTAACAGGAATATAGTTAGTGAGATAATATTCTATGTTAGATTTATCAACTACATTTTGAGTTGTGCCACCAAATCTACTATCGCTAATGAATGTATTAATTGTTTGACCATCTGGACCTGGAGGCAACCAGCCATCATTTTCTGCTGCAAATAACAAAATACTTGTACCAACTTGTTTCATGTTTGAAGAACAAGCAGCTTGAGATGATTTACGTTTGACTGCGCCAAAAGCAGAGAACGATAAGCTCATTACAAATGCCATTATAACTATTACAACTGCCATTTCAACTAATGTAAAACCAAAAATTTTTAATAGTCTTGGATGTTTTAAAAGCGTGTTGGGAGTTTGCATTTGTTTCTCCTCACAATTCTAAGACCTATTAAAACACTAGCACCACCTAATAGAAGTGATAATGTAGAAGGTTCTGGAATAACATTTACTACTCCATCTGTGGTAAAACTATTAGCGTCCCATTTCAAATTTGAATTAGCAGTATCTAAATTAGGTAATGCTGCTAGTAATGTATTTACATCAAATGCAGATGCTTCGATTGACGCAAAATTAAATAAATCGTAACTATCATTCATTTGAAATGAGTAATTATCTAATGTTTCAAATGTCCATGATGTACTAGCTCCTAAAGTTAGTAAAGTGCTTACATTAATAGCATCATAGGTAGTACCTCTGGTAGTTGGTGCGCCTAATTGGAATTGGAATGTTCCATTACTTCCATTCAACTCATAAGCAGTTAGCAGACCAGGACTATTGCCAGGGGCCACAGTACCACCATTTAAAGTCAAACCTTGCACACTACCAGAGCCACCTAATGTACCTCCTGTATTTACTAAAACATCTCCTGCGTTTCCATTTACGGATAACAAACTTCCATTGATAGTAGTACTACCAATAGTACCACCAGAATTAACCGTAGCTGTACCAGAATTAAATACAACAGTACCAGCTGTTCCTTCTACTAACAACGTTCCTCCACCTACAGTACTAGTACCCAATAGACTGCCTCCTGATTTTACGTTGAGTCTGCCCCCTGTGTTAACTGTGGACACGCCAGTATTTCCATATACATCTAATGTACTACCATTAACAGTTGTGATACCAGAATTACCACCCAAATTCACTGTAGCTGTACCAGAATTAATAACAGTCTGAGCCACTGATCCACCCACAATCAAAGTACCACCATTAACAGTAGCTTTAGAAGAAGTACCACCTGTTTTCACATCAAAAGTACTGCCTGTGGCAATTGTTGTTTCACCTACTATGCCACTATTGAGTAAACTCCCTCCTGTGAGAGTCGAGTTTCCAAGTAGCCCGCCACTATACACTGTGGCTGTTCCTGCAGACATAGAGAATGTACTGCCAGTTCCTCTCAAGTCCAAGGTGCCTCCTCCTTGTGTTATGGTACCTGCTGTGCCATTCATGTTCACCACAGTACTCACTCCGATGGAAGTGTTGCCAATGATGCCACCACTATCCACTGTCAAGATGCCACTGTTAGCAGCTACTGTGCCAGCTGTGCCTTTGACACGCAGAGTGCCTCCTGCCACAACAGCAGCACTAGAAGCAATCGAGCCAGCAGTATCCACGACAAACGTCCCTTCTTGTATAGTAGTATCACCATTGTAAGCGTTAACTGCTTGAAAAGTTGCTGTGCCAGTGCCTGTTTTGGTTAATCCTCTGAGTGCAGTAGCTGTATTGAACAGTGATCCTTTGAATAGAAAATCACCCACACCACCCAGAAGACAAGTATCTGCAGTGGTGCCCCCAATGTCCATCGTACCATCAAACTGCACAGTTAAATTAGTGCTGTTGTTGAACAATCTTCTGCCACCGCTTGTGCCTGTGGATGGAGTTAATATGCTTGCACTATTAGTAAATTGTAATATTGTTTTATATCCACCATGATTGGTGAAAGTCATGTTGCCTCCTTGATATTGGTTCACAGCATAAGTGGTAGTGGCAACAGAATTAGATCCTGCTAGATCCACAGTGCTCATGTTGGCTAGACTGCTGGACCCTTTAAAACTATTCTGAACAGATAATCCTGTGGTCGAATTGACTATTAGTTTTGAGTTACCATTTGACATGGTTACTACGCCTTGACCTACACCAGTGGTACCATTCACAATGACCGTGCCTCCACCTGTTATTTCAAAACCACCAGCCAGTGTGTTGGTACCATTCATGGTGACAGTTCCTGCTCCTATGTGTTTAACTATACCAGCAGTGGACAGACCTCCTTGTTTCAATTCATTGTTGAATGTAAATGATCCATCTCCTGCCAGAGTTAATGTTCTGGATGTGCTAGAAGAAGCAGTGGTAAGAGAAGCTACATTGTTAAATACCAAACCACCTCCTGCAGTTTGAAACCATGTGTTACTATTATTGGCGTTCTCCACTAATATGTTGAATGTTTGAATGGCAGTAGAATTGTTAGTAATGCCACCACTAGATGATAATGTCTGTGCGCCATTAAAACTATTAATTAAATATGGATTTGCATTGGTTGAAAATGTTATATTTTTTGCAGCTCTAGTGGAAGTCAAGATGACGGTGTTATTATTGACTCCATAATTGCCAAATGTAATTTCATCTGTGGTAGTGCTTGAGCTAGTTGATGAAGGTTGAATTCCATTTGTCCAACTCGTTGGTGATGTCCAGTTTGACCCAGTATTGTTCCAAAGAAATACTACTGCATGAGATTCTTGGACAGCTCCAGACATTAAAAAAGCCGCAATTAATTTTGCGGCTGTGTTTTTTAGTACCTTTTTTAATAGGTTATTTTTCATATATAGTTACTCCTTTTTGTATTCCTCTAAATAGATAGACATTTGATGGTTATTTTTGTTCATTTTATTTTTCATATAAGGTCTTATTTTATTATTATATAATACTTTTGATTAAAGTCCAGCTTTATTTTTTTCATATGAAGCTTCAAAAACTTTATTCTTTTTATTTAAAATTCTAAAAGCGGCTTTAGATTCTTCTTTGATATCTTCATCGCTTACAATCCAATATTTACAAATTGCTTCTGCTTCAATTGGTCCTTCAATTAATTCACATCTTGGAGATTCTCCTTCGAGATAATAAAATGCACAATTTTCACAATCTATTCCTTTTTCTTTAAATGGGTTTTGAGAGGCACTTGCATAGGCTACTCCATTTGCTCCAACGCTACGGTCAAAGTATCCGTAAGTATTTAAATTAACAATAATCTTCAAATAAAGATCTTTTTGCCTTTCGTTAAGTTTCGGAAAGATAAGTCCTTCATTTGGCATAAAATTATATTTTCTTTAATTGAATCTCTGTTTTACCAAGCATATCACCTTTTTTCCATGTCGCCCCATCATTTGTGCATTCGTATACAACTGCATATCCCATATCTTCTGGTAGATCACGAATTTCTTTGACTGTTCCTTCACTTCCATAATGCTTACATTCTGCATTTACATTTCTAACTTTATCACCAACTTGAAACATTGTTGAGGCTATGCTTTGATCTTCTTTATTAAACATTACATAATTATGAATTGTGATCATATAATCTTCAGCAAGCGCTGCCATTTGTTGTAAGAATGGTTCTGTTAGATTTTCTTTAACCATTGGGTCATTTAATTTATTTAAAATATTTTGTGCATGAACTTGAATAGAAGTTATAGATCCGACTATCATTCCATAAAAATCTTCTTTATAATCTTGTAGTTCTTCTTCTGGGCTTTCAATTTCTTCAACATTATTTAATTCTGCAGTCATTAATTCATTTTGATCAAATTCTGTTTGTCCATCCCATTCGTATTGTTCGTTAGAGTAATCTTCTGCTTGAGCTTTTTTAAATGCATCTTTAGTTGGACGATCTGGAGATCCTGGTTTTGCTGGTTTATAATTTTTACCCATTCTTTTTTTCTTTTGCTGAATGTTGTACCAAAGACCTTTGCTCTTTGCTTGAACGTCTATTTCAAAATTAATCTCTTCTTCGCTTCCAGTAATTTTACTAACTGGTTTTGCACTCCACATTTTGCAACTCCAATAATTGGCTTTATATTTTGGACCAGGATTATCGCAACCGTGCCTTGCTCTATAAGCTTTTCGTCTTTCTGGGTTATCTCTTTTGATAGACATATTTGGATCGCCAAAAGTAACTTTAACAATATTACCTTTATCATTTTTTACATAAACGCCGAATTTTTTTTTGCTACCAGAAGGTAATCTAAAAGGTTTATTTAAAGGTGCTTTACCTTTTTTTGCTGCTTGAATTTCGCTACTAAAATCAATTTCCATATTGTTAAATATAATTACACTGTAAAATTAATAAATTTCTAATGTATCTTATAAGCTAGACTATAAAAACGCTTGAAGTATTTGAATTAATAATGATTTTCTTTTTGCAATATAAACTCCCCTGCTGTTTTAAAAAAATATTTATATATATATAATATAATTCGTGTAATAGTTAGTATGCCAAAATGTTCAGCAACACCGATGAGTAGGCCAGCGGGTTGGAATTCTCTTAGTCTTCCAGCTAATCAAGCTCAAGTAGTTAAAACTGGTCAATCTCCAGGAAAGCCAGCTACAACTCATCAAGTTCCAAGCTGCGGTGTTATACAAATAAAACATAATACTACAGATAAAGTATTTATATGTTCTACTGTAGATATCAAAAAAACTTTACAAGGATTTTATAATCAATTAGGTGGCGGTGGTGGCTGTGTTGTTAATCATCCAAAAGTAATTGATTGTTTTAATGGTGGTAATGGTACATCTAGCCCTATAAGAGTTTGTGGTGGTTTTCCAACTGCTGGTGGTAATTTTGTTGGTAATGGTGGATCAGTCCATTATAGCTTACCAGTATATAGTCCTATAAAATCTCCTGGACCAATAGCTTGTGGAGGAGCCTTTAATTATCAAGCTCCTTATTCCCAAGGCGGAGCGAGTAATGGTGTCACTACAACAAGACCATCTAGACCTTCCAACAAACAAAATTGGACTGTTGAATGGATGATAAGAAGAGATGCTAAAACTACTTCAATGACTGATTTAAGTAATTGGGAGATCGGTCTTAAAAATACTGTTCAACCAGCATTAAATGGAGATAAAGGCTCAAATGGAGCATACAATTTTTGTGGACCTAAAGTTCCTGGTGGCGGTGGAGGCACTTTTCCTGGTGGATTTTGTGGAACACCTGTTAAAAAAGGTGGTGGATTTTGTGGAACTCCTAACATCCCAAGAAGAGGAAACGGGAGTCCAGGAGGAGCTGGAACTATGGGATCTGGATGTGGTGGAGGATCAAGAAGCGGCCCTAGTAAATCTGCTATGTTTGAAGCAGAACATCCAATTAGAAAAGGCAATCCGTATGCTGATGTTTCAGGTGGAAGATCTCCTGTACCAGTTAAAACAAGAAATATTTTAAAATCCGTGCAAGTTTGTTCTGATGCCGATAGAAAAGTTTTTTATCCTAATCTTCCTAATCTTCCAAATTCAAATTATATACCAAAAAGTAATGATAGATCTTCATCTAGAAAATTTCCCGCTCCAGGCGGAGGTAATATTGCAGTTAATGGTTCTACTTTTCAAAACCGCGGATTGCCTGTTCAGATGAAAATGGCCGCCTCTCGCAGATAATCTACATTTTTAAAAAAAATTAATATCTTTCCCAACCAATATATCTCGCACCAATACCACTCACGCTAACTTCTCCGTTATATCCTTTGTCATTTAACTCTCCGCCGTTTGCTTCGTTATTAAATGTATTTCTTGCTAAAATAAAATTAAAAGAACTAGCACTTACATTTGGACCATATTTTACATATAGTGTTCCTGTTGATAAATTTTGTATATAAAGTTCTCTTCGATAGCTATTAGCTTGCATAATCGTTCCAGTTATTCCACTTGGGCCGTAATTACTAATATTCGAGCTTTGCTCTTGATAGGTTTGAACTCCATCAAATTGTGGACTTAAGTCTGCTTGATAAACTACTAAACCTTTGTTGCCTAATGGGAAGTTATCTCCAGTATAAAAAAGCTTTGAATTAATTCCACTTAAAAGAGAATTGGTGCTATTTTCTCCTGTAGCTAAAGAAACTCTAAGTATTTGCTCTAAATCATCTATTTTTGTAAAATCTAAACCTTTATACCCTGTAAATCCTGGTTCTTCAGTATAAACCATTGATACATTTTTATTAAATTCTGGATCTTGAATATTTGACATATAATGATATTACACCTTAAATTAAAAATATAAAATGATATTTATATCTACTTACTGTTATCTAACTCTTCAAATTTTTCAATAATATAAGCTAATATATCATTTCTCATGATATCGCTTGTGCCAAATTTAAATGTTACTATCCCTTTGTTTTTACTTTTTTCATCATCAAAGAGCTGATATATTCTTTCGAATCCACTATTCTTAATATCTGACTGACGAATATCTCCAATAAATATTAACTTGCTAAATTTACCCATTCTAGTGCTAACCAATAAAAGATCATGAATGCTTAAATTTTGCGCTTCGTCACATATGATATAACTAGCATTAATACTAAGACCTCTTAAAAATCCTAATGGAAGACCTTTAACTCTTTCTTGCTTTAGTAATAATTCTGCTTGGCCTTTTGGTAAAAGTTCATGGAGCTTGTCCATTAAAGGTTGTAAATATGGATCTAATTTTTCATGAAGATCACCTTTTAAGAATCCTAGATTATGAGTGCTACTTTCAACAGGATTACGAATATAAAATATTTCTCCAACTTTTTTATTATTAATTGCATGCAACGCGCAGTAAACGCTTAATAAACTTTTAGCTGTTCCTGCTGGGCCTTTGCAAAAAACCATTTTTGTGGATTTATCTTGCAATGTTTGAATAAATTTTATTTGATTCTCTGTCCAATTAAGGTCTCTAATATTCAGCGGTTGTTGAATTTTATCTCTTTGAGGAACCACTGGAGACTTATCCTCTTTTTGTTCTTTTCTATGTTTTTTTGACATGAGATCTCTATAAAAGATTACACCCGTATTGTCTTAATTTAAAATAAATTTATTAAAGTCCTATTAAACTAATGAGTAAGATTTTTTAAATTTTAAATTTAATTCAAAAGGATTAACGGTTTCACTATGATCAAATCTTTTAATAAAAGCCGCACCAATTTTTGGCATTTTAGCGAAGAACATTTTATTATTTATTTTTAATGTAACGTGAGAAGGCAATACAGAAACACTCATTAATTTACCTTTCATATTTCTTTTTATTGCTCTAGCGATTGCACAGTTTTGAGGATTTGCCATTTCTCCTTCAAATATATTTTGTTGTGTTATTTTTATAGTTTTATTCATTTTATTTCCTGTATTTTATAATCATAATTATCGCTATCTTCAGTAACCCATTTGGGGCTATTTTCAGCGGTATAAATATGAGAATTTATTTTTCTTTGCAACAATAATTCATTTGTTTTTGTTGCGAAGCTTGGATCGAATACTTTAATTCTGTTGTTGGGTTGTATTGCGAAATTACCATTATCGAGTTTTATAACATGACCAGCTTTATGTTGATCTGGCTTTTGACTAAATCCAAAATTCAATTCATTATAATCACTATGCGCCCAATCGAGAGTGAATAAATAACGACCCATGTATTCTTTACCACTTCTACCAGTATATTTAATTACTTTATTTTCTAATAGGTAAAAAGTTGTTACAGAAATGTGATAGCTAAAACTATCCCATAATTCTAATTCGTCTAATTCCATATCTGGCGCATCTTCTTTAGAACAGAATGCGCTTATAGGAGCATGCCACCAAATTCCTCCGTCTTCCATAAGAAAATTAAAAAGAGGGACTTGACTGGGAAGACTTGTGACACCAAAAATTAAACACTTATATTTTTTGTCAAAGCTGTCTTCTTGATTTCTTAAATAATTTCCTCTTACAAGAGCTTCAATCGGAGGAATATTTGCATTTAAAAAAGACATCGAATTGATTACGTGCTATTATGAATTCTCTAAAAACTAAGCAGAAGCGAAATTCCCCAAGTTGTAGTCTAGTGTTTGCTATGCCTTAAATATTTAGAACAATCATCTTAAATTCGAGATGGGGAGGAGCAGGCTTTCTCTGTCGTAGTGAATCCTGACCCCTCCCCGTGTTATTAAGAATCTCGCCCACACGCTTTCGCGGATTTAGGGAAGCTTTCATGCGACTTATACCTCCAAATGTTAGCTGCATGTCACCATGCAGAGCGGACTGTATTTAAACTAATATTTCTATTAATCGGGTCATTTATGGCAGATTATTGTTGGAATCTCACTGCCGCAGTCTCTACACCTTCTCATCGCCTTTTAATTCCAGATGAGCTTGGCTCGGTATTTTCTCCCTTAGAAGAGAGGTTTCCACCGAATTTACCCTTTTCGTGTTTCTGCTTAGATTTTAAAGAACTACAATCTATTACACATTTTTTTAAATAAAAATATAATTAAATATATACAGTATAAATACTATTGAATTCTTCTGCTGTTAGATTATAAAATTTTCCATTTTGAGGTTCTACAAATAATAATTTAAAATTATCTGAACCATCATCATTTTTCCCATCTTGAACATATACTATATTTATTGCATGTGCTCCACTTAATTCATCTTCTGCTTTTGAATTAGCTACATAATATACTACTCCTACAGCTATACCATTTGCTTCGCTCTCAATAACTTGCTCATAATACCCACAACAAAAAAGTTTAAAAGAATCTGCAAAATTATCGCAATCCCATTTATGCACCCATTTTGTTAATTTTAATGCTTGAAGCCATTTCCAATATTTAGGAAATAGTTCATCTTTTACCATGTCATAAGTAGGACAAAAAAAGTCTACATCAGATATAGAAAAATTTTGTGGTATTTTGCCATTGTTTTGAAATGGAATATATAATTGTTTTCCAGTTATTATCATTTGCTTCTCCAGTTATTTCCTACGCCTAATCTATTCTCGGAGCTAGTATAATTTAAAGGCTCGGGCGCGGCTAATTTTGATAATTTTTTATCAACTAAAGTAGTAGTTGTATTAATTTCTGATTGTATAACAGGTGCTGTATTGTTTTGTTTTTTATTAGATAAGAAGTAGAGTATTGTGATTACTAGTATAGTTAATGATATTGTTTTTAAATTGAGTTTCATAGATTGAATAGAATTACACTCTATATATAAAAAGGCTTTTACATAAAAAGTGCCCGTCCGAAAAATTGACCTTTAAGGATATCTCTTGTTGTTTATTTTATATGAATTTTAAGAAAGTATGGGGGTATATAGTAATATAAGATAGATATAAGATAGTTATTTTAATTGTATTTAATATAGATCAGATAAGAGTAAGGTATAAATAACTAATATATTAAAGTAATGTGGAGATTGAAGATAGTACCCCCCTGTCACATTTTCATTTTGAGTTAATTGAATTTTTCCAAAAATGCCATACCCCTCTAGAGAAATCAAACCACGATGACCCCCAAAGGATGTTTTTAGAATAAATAAAACAGAGTTACTATGGGGTAGGGAGTATGGGCATCTGTAAATCTTTACCTATCAGTGAAATTTAACTTGAAAATATCTCTTGTGCCTTTGCTATAATATGATAGACTGCTCTTATATGAAAAACAAATTGAGCAAGTTCGAAACCCTGCTAGCTAACCTTGAAAAAGCCTCTGCGAATCACGCTAAGGCTTGCGAGTCTTTCCTCAAAGTCTCTGAGGCTTATTCCTCTAAGCGTGAGGAGATGCTGAAAATCTATGAGCCTAGCGATCTCAGCCACGCTTGCGAGTAATAATATGAACCAAATAGAAATCATCCTCACCCTTACCATCGTAACTATTCTTATCGGAATATACGCTATGGTAACAGCCCAAAAATAAATCATTGACACAACCAATCCAAAAGGATAATATACACACTATGAAAAACCAACTAAACATCACTAAACAATCATTCGGCGATACGACTGCTTTCCTCTTGGAAGGTGGCAAGGGTCGCATCACCTCGTTCCACAATGCCCTATACAACTGGGGTGCAACTAATGGGCAGTTGCACGATATGGGTAACGGCAAGGCGTTTTACTTCTACGCTCAACCCGATGCAGTCTTACACGCTCTTGTTAAGATCGCTTTACACTCCCTATGTAATAAGATCAACGCAAAGGGAATGAAGGGTGGATTGATTAACCTTGCGAAGATCAAGGCTCAAGGTCAATTCGATAACATCATTGATGGACGCTTCCTTCGCACCTCTGTCTCTAACGATACCTACGGATTCGGTACGATCACAGCAGAGAAACCTAGTGACTACTGCGGTGCAGTAAGTAGCGGGAGGGAGTAATAGTATGACCGCTGAACTACTCATCATAGCATTAACAATCCTTGGCGAAGCTAGGGGCGAGACATTCGAGGGAATGGCTGGCGTTGCTAGCGTCATTCAGACACGCACCATACAGCGTAAGCAAACACCTATGCAGGTGTGCTTATCACCTAAACAATTCAGCTTCTGGAATGGTAAGGTGAGCGAATCATCTAAGCGTAAGCTACTAGCTACTAAGCAAGGCAAGGACGCTCTATACCTTGCTGACCTTGTACTGCATAAGCAGATGCCCGACATCGTCAAGGGTGCTAACCATTACCACGCTGTCAGCGTCTCGCCTAAGTGGGCTAAGGACACTAAGCTGGTCGCAGTAATACAGCACCATAAGTTCTATAAGCTATAACGATTAGCTAACCTACTGCACGTAAGTACCTACCCATCAAGGACTTACGCGCGCAGGGAGGGCGCTTGTCTAAGTGCCTAATAACTAAGGACTTACGCATGCTCGATCTTAGCGACAAAACTGATGGAACGCAAAAGATCACAACCGATCTTAGCTACAAACATGAATGAATGCATATAATCTAAGTCTCTATACATCAACTACTTATATGAGCATCCTCCCTGCAGCTGTAACTCGTTGATAGTCAATGAAATTTAAATGCAGAAATATCTTGTGATAAGTTAAAAATATGATAGAATAAAAACATGAAATTAGAAATCAATTCAGCTGTTGAAACCTTGAAAAATGAAATAAATAAAATAATGAACCAAAAAGAATGGATGCAATTCGGAGAATCAAAGAAATGGGATCTTTCTGAATTCAAAGCTTACAATGATGGATACAATGATGAAGGATGGGAAAAGTTCAACAATCCTTACCAAGAAAATACTCTAGTTTGGTGGCTTTATAATGCTGGTGGTTACGATTGTCACACCAATAATTAAAGAAAGAAAAAACAATATGATCAAAGCAATCCTCATCGACCCATTTAATGAAACTATAATGAATGTCACTTTAGTAGATACTAAACTTCAAACAATCTATTCTCTCTTAGGTTGTCATCTCATTACCATAACAAATCTACAAGATGGCATTGATATGGTTTTAGATGACGAAGGTTTGTTGAAAGACAAAGAATCTCAAGCATACTTTAAGTTTGGGCTTCACTCTCAGCCTTTTGCTGGAAAAGCTTTAGTAATCGGAACAAATGACGAAGGAGACTTCGCATCTTTGCCCAAAGAAGTTTCAATAGACAAAATAAATAACCAAGTTATCTTCTTTAAACCTTCCCAAGAAACTTTGGACGAATCTACCCAAATGACTTTTACATCGTTCTAAAAGTTAGCTGATGTAAGTTGTTGAATACCAACGACTTACAAAAGCGACCTCTCTGCCGCTGTAACTCGTTGATGGTGAACGAGATTTAAATGAAGAAATATGTTGCATTTCTTCTGAAATATGCTAAACTGTATCTATGAATAAGAAATTAACCAAATATGAAATCCTAATCGCAAATCTCGAAAAAGCCTCTGCTGACTTAAAAAAAGCTAGCGAAGAATCTCAAAAAAGATTGAATGAAAGTTTCGCAAAATATCAAGAAAAAGTTTCAGTCGCTCATCATAACTCTATGATGGTCAACGAAAAACAAATTGAAAAAATCACTTGCAATTCCGCTGAAATATGCTAAACTATACTTATAACAATAAAAGATAACAAATAACAAAGAAAGAAAAAAATAAAATGACTCATAGAATGATAAACTGGAATTTTCAACGAAAACAAATGCGTGAAAATATGCGAAAAAATATGGATACTACTGAATCCATCATAACTAACTCTAACAATACACCAACTTACTTTGGTGAAATATACCTTTACGAAGGAACTCTAGTAAAAGTTTCTTACAAAACTTCTGCAAATACTGCGGTTGTAACCTTCCTTGAAGGTATAGACAAAGATAAGGTTGGAACTATCAACCTTAACAATGCTAAACTAGTAAAGGAAAATAAATAAAATGAATAACGATAATAAAAAACAATTAACTTCCCAAGAATGGGAAATTCAACGTAAAGAAAAAAATCAAACTCTTTGGGCTAATCGCAAAAAGCGATGGGCTGAATGGAAAAAAAATAATCCTGAAAAGGCTAAAGCTCACGCCTTACTAAAGGCAAAACTTAATGGAAAATAAATAAATGAACATACAACAATTCGAAGAACTCTTAAAGAATCACGATTGGACTTACGAAATGAGTGAAGACTCATACTACTATCGTAGAGGTCAAAAACAACTCAAAGAGATAGATGAAGCTATCGCCCAAGGTGGCGAAGAATACCAAAAGCTTTACAAACAATATCGTAACAAGTTTGGAGTTTGACAAAATTAGCTGATGTAAGTTGTTACAAGACAACGACTTACAGACGCAGGGAGGGCTCTTGTGTAAGTTCTTGATAGTCAAAGACTTATAGATGTTCGATCTTACGACAAAACATGACTGAAAGCAAAAGATCAAAACCGATCTTGAGACAAAAACTGAATGAACGCATAAACTCTAAATTGTTACAAGTCAACGACTTACGGCGCCAACCTCCCTGTGGCTGTAACTCGTTGATGATCAATGAAATTTAAATGAAGATTTTTGTTGCGTTTTCTCTGGAATATGCTAAACTATACTTATAACAAGATAAGAAATGAAAATGAAAGAAAGAATAAATAAAATGAATATACAAATAAATCCTGAACTATACGAAAATAAAAACATATACAGATATGGCCACGAGAAATTACTCGTGAAACTTTTTCCTTCCACTATCGGTTGGAAAACTATGACTGCAACTGCTGAAATCCTCGAAGGTGAGGACAAAGGTAAGTGGACAACCATTTACCTTCGTAGCGGATTGTATAATGTCGATACAGGTTCTCTCGTCTGGTACCGCTAAGTCATTGATAGTCAATGAAATTTAACTCAAAGAAATACCTTGCAAAAAACTCAATCTGTGATAAACTAAATAGTATGAAAGATAAAGAAATGAAAAACACAATAGAATCCCTCGTAGTGGGTAAATACTACCAAATCGAAAACCATATCGCAATCTGCGAGATGCTCAATTCAACCTCTAACAAAAAATGCCTTTCCAGAATCTCTGGTGTTGGAAGTGTCCTAGCTTTTTATGATGAATTGACCGAAGTCAAAATGACTCCCGAACTTCTCAAACAATGCGAAGAACGCAAAAATGGAACGATGAACTTCATCGGAAGTTTCAATGAATCCTCAAAATATAAAGGAGACTAAATGAAAAAAATCCTTTTCAAACTAAATAAAAAAACTTATAGACTCGCTGTGAAAAATGGTGAGAGGAAAAACTTTCTGCGTGAAAGATTTTTCTACTATGTTTCGTCTGCTTGTTTGAATCTTAGAGACCTCTTGTAAGAGCCTGAGTATCAACGACTTACAAGCGCAGGGAGGCCGCCCGCGCAAGTGCTTGACCATCAACGACTTAGGAAGATAAGTTTTTGAGCGAAGCAAGATTAGATTTTCTACTATTTACTTTTATTGAAAATAAACCTTGTTCCAAATTAAATCTGTGATATATTCTAACTATGAGAAACGAAATCACATCCCTAGCGACGGAAACCTGCGAGGAAGTTTATGCGGACGCAAATGCGTTCTTCGATTACATCAACTCCAATGCTGATGTCAACGCTATGTTGGATGCGTTGAATGGTACTTATTCTAATTCTGAAACCCTTGTGGAGGTTGTCTAATATGGATTATAAAGCCTCTCTCAAGGAATGGATGAGCCAGCATATGCTGGGTGTGTTGGATGTGCGTGATATCTTGAAAGATATTCGTGAGGAGAATATGGCCAACAATATCGTGCATCGGTCTTACTCTGAGCAAAGTGATCCTCTTATCATTGGCTCTTCAGAATCGTCTTGTGAACCTGATGAGTCGATGGATGGTGACCATGATTCTGCTATGGCTTCTGCTGGCCACGGCACTGATGAGGATTACAATGGCGGGTGCTTCCAGATGGAAGACTTTGGTTGGGCTGGTGATTCAGAAATCTGTGGAGAATAATTATGGAAATTTTTTTAACCTGTGTTTGGGCATACTTTGGTTTGGTTTTTGTGCAATTAATTTATGCTTTGATTAGATCAATTATAGAGCGTCGCTAAGTTGCTGAATATCAACGACTTGCAACGGCAAGGTCCCTGCGGCTGTAAATCGTTAATGGTCAACGACTTACAACAACAGATAGATTACATAGAGGCTCGCCATCCTTCGAAGAACTCATCATTTTCTCTTTCTTTTTCTACAAAGGTTTTTTTATTCGTATCGAGTGGAGGAGTGTCGTTATCGCTCCAAGGATAAAAAGATTCTAGGTTTTCTTTTAATATGTTTGATATGTTCATTTTGATATTGCTAGTGTTAGAACTAATCCTAATATAACAAGGCATAAAAATATTTCCATTTAGACATCTTAATGCTTTTTGTAGTTAATTGCAAACTCATTTTTATCCCAACACTTGCGACAATCTCCGCACTTGTTACCTTGTTTGGAGCTTGGGCAATTAAAATTACCTAACTTGCTCGCACCGCTAACACATAAGCCTAGTCTTTGAGCAATTCCAACGGGTGCAGGGCCATCCATCATAAGAGCAGACAAACGGATGGTAAGATTGCTAGGTACTTCACCGCCTTGTTCGATATAGGTTGAGATAAAAGCATATTCACGAGTTGGAAGCCAAAAAGAAATGTTAGGAAGATTCTTTGCAATCTTCACAATCTTTTCAATATGCCACACACCTTGCAAGTCTCCTGAATCGTGCCACCTAAAATAAGGATTCTTAACCTTTCCGATAAGATATGTCATAGCTTCCACCCAAAGATCGTGAGTGAGTGAAGCAAAACGCTTTTCCATAGCTTTTTGAACATTGGGGAAAACATAACGCCCTTTAAGAGCGTAGCAAAAAGCACACATACTTCCTACAACATTCCGCATTTTCTGCCCAATAAGACAACGCTTTGCGGGTGTTGAATAAGCAAATCCTGGCATCTTCGAAGGTTTTGAGAGTGTTCCGACAATCTCCTCGGCTTGTTTTTTGTTTTTGAACATAAGAAATCTTAACATAAATTAAGTTTGATGCAAGTTTTTTTACCATTTAAATCTCGTTGATAGTCAACGACTTAGGAACGCAGGGAGGCTGCTTGCGTAAGTGGTTGATACTTAAGCAGTTGCAACTCTTAATAATTCATATGCAATTCTTCGTTATCTTTTTTATCGAGAAAAGCGTCAAATCTTTTTTGTGCTTTGCTAGAAGCTGAGATAATAAAGTTCATGTCTTTCTTTAATACCCCCAGCCAGTTGGAAAGATAGCTGGCAGAATTGTTAAAACATTTTTCAGAATCAATTCCGCAGAAGTTAAGACAGAGGCTAGCAAAAATCTCTGCGGTTAATTCTTCTTTGCTATAGTTCTGAGAGCCAAAACCATTTTTGATATCGTCACTTGTGCTTTTATGCATAGCGTGACCAATCTCATGGAACGCTGTGGAGTAGTACTCCTCAACGCTGTTGAAATTTTCTTTCAAAGGCAAATCAATCTTGTGATCTTGTGGATAGTAACAGGCACGACTGCCACCATACTTAATCTGAATCACACACTTGTTGATCAACTTCTCTGCTTCTTCTATTGGTGAAAATTCTAACTTAGGAGTCTCTGGTTGCTTCCATTTAATTCCTTCTACATCACTCAACCCAAAAACTTTGTAATATCTCATCATTGGGAAAGTTCTGGTCAATTCATTCTTAGCTTCTGTCTTTAGTAATTTATAGTAAACTACCATATGAGATTTTGCCCCAGCTTTGATCCTTCCGCCTAGTTCCTTGATCTGATTAAATGTAAAAAAGAAATCATCAGAAGAAACCATCCTAAGCAAAAATTGATTGATGCCTCTGTAATTCTTTTTTGAAACGCCATTACAAATCTCAAATACTTTCCAAGGCTTCTGCCAAGGGCAGACTCCTTTGTTGAGGGCTTCGATGAACTTTTCTGTGATAATTTCGTTTACTTTCATAGCTTAAATATATCAGTTTTTTTCTTTTTGTCTACTAATAAATCTCACTGACCATCAAGGACTTAGAAGCGCAGGGAGGTTGCTGACGCAAGCCCCTGATAGTCAAGGACTTGCGCCAGTTCCCACTAACAAATCAAACTAAACTAAATCCCCTTTCTCCAAGTTTAAATCGTGCAAATATGTTAGTAAGTTTCTTTTCAATTTTAGTATCTGTATCAATAACTTGATATAGCGGGTCAATTTTGTTTTGAACCCTATACTTATACTTGTTAGCAAGTTCTTTCGCTGTGTTGATTGTTATCTGTTCGATATAATTCAACATAGGAGAAGAAGGAACGCTAACGACTTGAAACATTCCAATGTTCCAGCCCGTTCCATTTCCATGAAGCGAACGATGTTGATACCAGCGCACTCGAATATCACGAGATGCCCCGATATAAACACGCCATCCCCACGGACTCGCTTTGATAAGGCAGTAAACGCCCATACGAAGCGAAGCATTTTGGCGAGACTTCGATGTGGAAAACGAAGTTCTCATGGTTGTAGTTAAATGTCCACGCATTGTTTTTTTGATGTCTTGTGTTAGTGTTGTTGTCATTCTTGTATAGTATCATAGTTTTACTTTTTGTCACGAAAATATAAGAAATAAATCTCGTTGACTATCAAGGACTTAGGGACACAGGGAGGTTGCTTTTGTAACTCGTTGATACTAAATGATTTAGCTAGTTTAAGTTGTTGTATTTGTTATTTGTCTATTTTGCTATTACTATTTGCAATTTTGTGTAATATAATTTGCAGTTTATTATATGAGTGATAATATTAAAGAAGATATGAATTATATACTGAGTCATTCATTGTTATATAAAAATTTCTTGAGCGAAAGAGAAGAAATCTTAAAGCACAAATGGATTGAAAGCGAAAAAGCAGGACATGATATTGGTTTTGAAAAAGCTTTATTAAGTTGGGTTTGCCATCACAGAGACAAGTGGCGCAATAAAATATAAACTATACTCGATGGTGTTGGACGCTACCCCAACTCGTCTACGCCTTTCGGCTCAGACAGAAGTTCTTGGATAAAAGTCTCCTAAGAATCATTCTGTTGCGTGTCTCCAGTTTCTACCTAAGTTATTATTGCAAACTCACAGCTACCACGCCGATCCATCAAGTAATAGAAAAGAACTATCTGTATAGTATCAGAACTTAGATCAGAGTCAAATAAAAAAGACGAGATTTTTTAGGTCTCGCCCTTTCTATATGAAGGGAAGGGGAAAGATAACCCCACCCATCTCTCTGTTGTTAGACTGGCGAGAGACCACCAGCGATGCGATCATAGCGGAATTGCTTCACGCCAGAATCCATACGACCAGAGAAGCAGAAACTCGTAAAGAGCTTGTTGCCAGCTTTGCTAATCGTAAAAGAACTAGGCTTGCTGATGATGTAGGTATAAACCTGCTCACCGCCGTAGGGTTTGTATTCGATTAAATACCTTTGCCCCAAGAGGAAAAGGATGAAGTGTTTGAGATATGAGGTTGCGTATATGATTGCGTTTTTAATTTTGTTCATACTTAAATATACCACATCTTTGTTTTTTCACAAGAAAAATCTTTAGTTAAATCTCGTTGATGGTCAACGACTTACGCAAACGAGAGGGTTGCTTTTGTAAATCCTTGATAGGTAAGGACTTAGGAGTGTTGTTTTATTCTTCTAACTGTTTCCAATTAGGATGAGCTTTTGCCCATTTGCTATAATGTATTTCTAAACCAGCCAAGTATGTTTCTATTTCAGAGATAAGCTTAGGATCTTCGTCCTTTAGGATTTTCTTTTCTAATATTTTGCTTATTCTATTTTCATGTTTCATATCACTATATATTACATGTATTTGCTATTAATATCAATAAAATTCTATTTTTATAATTATTAATTGTTTTTTTATTTTAGATGTGTAATTAATATTTTGATCAATGACTCTACTACGCTCGAGCTTATTACCAACATTATAGTTAAAATTAAAAATTCTGGAAAGTATCTAATAAAAAACTTATTCACATACTGGCTTACATCTTAATTATTATTTAGAGAAAATAATTCGCTCCTAGCAGGAATTGAACCTGCAACCTACAGTTTAGAAAACTGTTACTCTATCCAGTTGAGTTATAGGAGCAACAAGAAAACTTCGCCTAAGTCAGACTCGAACTGACACTTGAACGATTTTAAGTCGTTTGCCTCTGCCATTGGGCTACTAGGCGAATAGATTAACTATCCGTATCTAATTTTTCAGCAGAGATTGTGCCAATAGAATAAAAGTCTTGAGCTTCTGCTGTATGCATAAAAGATTCTACTGGAATGTTTGCAATCGCGGTTTTCATTCTGTGCATAGCAACCGCTTTCATTCCACCCTTCTTGCCTCTAAACTTTTTGCCAAGCTTGTCGCTCATTCCATTCAACATATACTTAAACATAACTCGTTCCAGCTTCTCCATAGTAATCCAAAAATATCCAAAGCTCTCACTCATCCATTGAATACTTCCGTTTGTTCCGCCCCAGTTATATATGCGGTTGTGAAACTGCTCAATGTCATCTACTTTACCTTTCATTCCAATAACCCAATGTGCCCCAAGATTTTGTTTAATTAATGTCATAGTTTTATATTATACTTTCTTTGTTTTTTGTCAAGAGTTGTTTTGGGTCGTATAGGACTTGAACCTATAACAAATTCCTTAAAAGGGAACTACTCTACCATTGAGTTAACGACCCTTTTTTAGCAAGTCTTTCCTTGTTGGTAAAGTAATCTTTGATATCTTGTTCTGTTAACTCTGAGTGCTTGTTATATGAATGAAGCATCCAATCAGCGCACGGAGAAGAAAGGAGAGTGGGCAAGGCTGGACTCGAACCAGCACTAGGAAAATTATGAGTTTTCTGTTTCACCTTTAAACTACTTGCCCCACTTTAGAAGGAAAACTGGAAGGTTTCGGCACTTGGAAAAACTCTACTGCAAAAGCCTTGGAATAATTCTCCAAGTCTTTGAGTGAACAAGTTTCCTTGGGCGTACACATACGGATTGCTGAGTTTAGGATAACGGCTCGGTCTTGGCCGAACACATTCATCACATAGAATGGTGCTTTTTGTTTTGTCATAATGTAAGAATACCACAACTTGAGTTTTTGTCAATAAAAGAATCTCGTTGACTATCAGTGACTTACTAGAGGTAGGATTCGAACCTACATTGCGCTCAAATCTAGAGCTTCACGAGTATAAGTCGTGGGTCTTAACCAGTTAGACGACTCTAGCATGTAGTGTCAGCCTCCGAAGTTACTCGCCAATTTTCTTGATCACTACTTTTGTTCCGTCTGGCCAACGCTTGATGATTGCTCTCCAATGGTTCGCCTCGGCTTCTGCCTCTTCCAAGCTGTTGTGCATATCGTAACTAACCCGAATACCATCTCTCAAAACAATATACTTAAGATTCATTTTCTACCTCCATTACTACTGAGTTGTCAAATAATGAGCCACCATCTACTGCATCACAAATAACAATATCGCTACTGCCATCGTCACCAGCATAGACGGCTCGGAGTTTCTTTACTTGACTATGTTTGATGTTTGTCCATTTACTTTCTGGAACGCCAAGGACTTGCAGAGCCTCGACTCTCTCTGGTGAAAGTGCTTCACCGCTTACTGAACATTTATATGTCATAACCTTATACTACCTCCATTTGATTTTCTGTCAAGTGAATTTCTGCTGGAGGTGCTGGAAGAATATTGCTCTTCCGAGGACGACCACGCTTACGCTTCTCGCCACTAGCTAAAACAGAAGTTGCGGTGTAGTTTGTTAGTTTGTCTTTGAGTTGAATGAAACGCTTGTCTGCATCTTCTCGACTAGTACAAGTATAAGCCCAATCTCCCCATTGAGTGTTGGAAGGATACATCTCTGCTGGAGGCATTTTGATTCCTGCAATCTCGTAACCATTGTGACGCTTAATTGCAATTACCTCGAAGTTACTTTCGCCTGACTCAGAATCTTCTAGTGTCTTTTTATAGATAGCAACATCTCCTTCTCGTTTGACGAGAGAAAGGTTAAATCCTTTGCTGTTAAAATTATCTTCAAGAATTTTCAATTTTTACTCCTTCTGGAAGCCAACCCTTGATGTCGAGTCCGTCTCCAATATAACCAACTTGCATTTCACTTTTAGTTTTGGGGTCTACTGCATAAATAGCGTAGCCACCTTCAGCGAGTTTTTTGATTTTAGTTATCTTTTCCATTTAAAGATTATACTATACTTTCTTTTTAATTCAAGACAAATATATCACGATTAATAATACCAGCCCATTTAACTTTATATACTGGCTCTAGGTTATCAGCATAAACAAAGCTATTATACTTATAAGGATTGTAGGTAACTTTTCTTTCTACTTGGTCTACTGGCCAACCATCATCTGGAGTACCACATACAAAAGCGTGAACATTCTTTCTTTGTTCTTTTAAAACCCTGGAACGACCTGCTTGACTCACTCTAAATTCTACATCCTTCAAAAAGAATTCTGTGCTATGCTCTAATACTTTTCCACGAAGCATAATAGATAAACATTTTTTATGCAAATTATAATATACTTTATGTTTGGCTCTCATCTCATAACTATAACATAATAGAATAAAAAGTCAAGAGATATATCTCATTGTATATCAAATACTTACAAAGGCAACCTCCGTGCGCGCGTAACTCGTTGATGGATAAGCACTTATAATTCATTAGATTTAGACAAAAAGAATGCGAGGGGATTGACCCCTCGCACTCTGTTAAGATTTCGTTTTAGTTTAGGAGACTAGCTTGAGCAAGTCTTCATCGCGAGTGGCTCCGCTGAATACCTTCAGCAAGTCACGGCTAACCCTCTCGCTATACTCATACCGCTCTTCAGCGACATTACGCGTTAAGAATTGCGTAGTGGCGTTGTAGAGGTTGTACAAGTTGCGATCAGTGTCCAACTCGTAGGACGGATTACGCCAAACTGCCTCGATGCCTTCGCGCACCTTGCCAGAGATGTAATCCTTCTCTTCGAGCTTGGTGAGCAAGGTCAAACCCTGCTCATCAGTGATCGCCTTTTCAGCAAGACGATTGAACACGTTTGCGCTCTTGTCTACATTGGCGAGAGCATTCTTTAATGCGTCACCAACGAAGTCAAGATTCACCGCAAGCGTGTGACGCTTAGTGAATCCGAACTCCTTCGATAGTGAGGTCATTCCGTTTGTGCAAACCAAACGAATGAACCCAAGCGAGAACGATACCCTGCAACTGCGATCATAGCTATTGTTAGCTGTGAGGCGCAGACCAAGGATATCACCCTTTGCTCGCTTACCAACTGGCTTGAGCTCAGTCTTGAACTCAGGGAAGTCATAGCTCGCATAAAAACGAGCTCCATCGCGCACCACAATAGCCTTGCGAGTATACTCGCCAAGCCCTTGATTAGTGAGCGATTCTTCCACCATGCTGATCATGTCTGCATTCTTCACCACACCATACTGCTCGGTGCAAACTCCGAGTGTTATGGGTTCGGCGGTGTCACGGCGCACCATTCCGAAGTATCCTGTCCTCTTGCCGTCTGTTGTGAGGAGTGGCTCTTGATGAATATCAAAATCATATTCACTTGAGCTTGGTTTAGTTGTTCTTGCCATATAGTAATCATACCACAGTTTTAAGTTATGACAAGAACTTTTTACTATCATAAGATACTGCCTGCTAATGCTTTATAGGAAATCGTAAAAATATATTCCTATCTGTAACCCCTTGACTGTCAACGACTTGCGGGGGCGGTGGGGGCCCCAATATAAACCCTTAATAATCAAATACTTAAACCAAACTTAATATTATCTTTTCTATACTCTCTTACTTTCCTCTTAGCATATAAACTAGCATCAACTTCACATAATTTAGCTTTAGTTCCAATATTATATTTTCTTATCTTTTTAATACCATGATAAAACTTACCTTTTTTAAATTGATATAGGTGTCTTAGTTCATGAGATATTAATTCAATTAATGATTCTTCCCAGCTATATGTATGTATACTTAAATAGCCTCTGAATCCACCACTCTTGTATACTTTAACATACTTTTTATATTCTGGAACTCCCACATGCACTCTCATACTTCCCCATGCTCTGCCATGCCAACCCCTTTTAGTATTGCCAAAATCTATCTTTCGGATATCTTTAAGGAATACTCCTTCTGGCATGCACCATTTAATAATTTCTTTTAGTTTCTCAGAGCATAGGAATGTTCTATTAATTAACTTCATAATCTGATAATACAATAAATTAAAATTATGTCAATAGCACAAAATTAAAATATATTCTTATCATATCTATTGAATTATCATGTATTTATTATTAATCAAGCTCTATTTGTTATTTATTTGTTTCTTATTTAGTTATTTCGACCACTCATCTCAGTCCATATCAATAAGTCTGCTTGTGCTGTTGATACATTAGGAAAGTAAATAGCTTTATAATAAAAGAATAAACTCTCTATTTGTTTATATTTCTTTTCGTCTTGAGGTGTTGACAATGGTATTTCAATAGCAGAATCATCTCCACTTACTTTTCTTAACCAATTTAATATATGAACATCTAACACAGCAATGTTTTGATTCTCTCTTGTATGTAATAAAAAGAATCGTGCTGTTTTATTTCCTACTCCATATACTTTAAGAAGTCTTTCTAGCGAGTCATTAACTAAATCTAAATCAAGACTATGTCTTATAGCTTTGGTGATTCGGTTATATTGGCCTACCTTGTTGGCAACAAGAAAGTTATGTAACCCAACGCCAAGGTCTTTGAAGTATTGAAATAAATCGCCATTAGCTCTGCTCATAAGTTGTGATAGCTTTCGACTTGCGATATCGCTATTCTTTCCTGCGACTAGAATGCAGAATATCCAAAAAGCTTGAAGTTCGAGCTTATTGCGGTTAAAGTTGGTTATGTTTTTTGGGTCAATGGTCATATACCAAATGTACTGCAAATTAAAATTATGTCAATAGCAAAAAATTGTCTGATATAAGCAACAACCTAGCAAGCTTTGTCAGATAAACAAGACAAATCTATAACAAAGTCATGTCGCAAATTCTGTGTTTTGTATACATATCTTGACCCTCATGTTACAATTTACTCATTTTATATATATGTTATACCCCTGCTGTATTTGGAATCCTTTTCCAGAATCATGAGGGGTTAGTCAAGCGTAAGTCAACCGATCATATTCGTGACCTCACGAAAATGATAACCAAACTTTAATAAAAGCTTTTCTTATTAAAGGTTTAAACTGGTATATATGGGTATTTATTCTGGTGCTATTTGTTATTTAATCTTTTCTTATTTAGCTATTAAGAAATCCTTAAGTACTTAATTGTCATTTTATGACAGATCAATGCGGTGAATAGCATCCTTATTCGCCGCACAACTATCAAGAGATCCTTGACAGTTCATTCCCGATCAGTATTTATTTAACTATAATTAGATTATTTAAGCTAATATGTCCCGATTGGGATATATGTCTAGTAATCGTCCTATATGACTATTACGAGGAATGTATTTTAACTATAAAAACAATTTTAATAAGCCAAATATAACAAAGCCAAAAGCTATCCATATAATATAATTAATTATCTTATTCATTGTAGCTAAAATATATATAAACAGCAAAAACAATACTTACTAAAATAGCAAAAATTAAAGGTGCATTACTCATTAATCCACCTTAATAGATGATCTAATTCATGAATTGCACTTTCTAATTCATCAACCGCACTTTGATTATTATCATGCTCAACCATGAGTGCTTTATATTCTACAATCCTATCACTGATTTCTTTAGCAATTTGCTCACTCGACTTCATCTTCGTCCTCCTCTTCTTCCTCGACATCAATAGCTTCGAAGCTATAATCAACCTCATTCCAATCGAGCATCATGCCAGTGCCATCATCACAATTCTCTGCCATCTCAGTAGCTTTATCTACTGCTTCCTCATCTGATGTGGCCTCCACCTCGATGTCCACTTCTGCGATTTGGTTGCGTTGCATACGAATCGTGAATTTCTTTAGGGGTTTTTCGATGTTGTTCATATTTTTAATATACTCCTTTTTTATTTAATGTCAAATTATATTTTGGCTAAATGTGGATGCCAAGCTTTATGAATCCATGATAGAATCTTATCACTCCAATAGCTACTTGTTATTTGAAACAGATCTCTGTCTATTCTAATCCTATCAAAGCTATAATAAATATACTGATTAACTAATTTCTTTGTGTTATAATTACTATCAATAATATCTATCTTAATAGTAGTAAATGTTTTAGGAATAGATACTCTGATCGTTCCTCCTACTGCATACTCACCTATCTTGAATGTTTTAGTCATAAGTTAAATATAACCTAGATTATTATTTTGTCAACTATACTCTGCAAATAAATGGATGATTATTATCTAATACATCATTAGTTTCTTGTTTAGCAAATAGTAATTTAGCTTGATAGAACTCATTATTACCTTCTAGTATAGTTAAGTCACTATTTAATTGAGACTCATTCATATTATTTAGATTATTTAATAGTTCTTTATATGTCATATTATTAAACCCTTTCCCACTTCGCGCCCCATCTATTTAATGTATCTTTTGCTTCTTTGAATGTTTTGAAATAAGTATATTGAGTTGGTTCACAATGAGGAAACACTTGTTTAGCCATCCATACTTTCTTGTTTAGTAATTTTTTATTATACTCGCCAGTAAACAAATAAGGATTGTTATTTACTACGCGATCTAAAATATAACAAAATATAGTAGGTTTATTTATATAGTCTGCTATGTATTTATATGTGGTCATCTAATAAATATAACCTAAATTAAAAATAAGTAAAGAAAAGAAAGTTGGTTTCTGCGATACCAACAAACGCTCAAGGGATATATGGTAGTAGAGTTATTTCGCAATATCTACTACATCCAATCCTTGATCTAGGTGCGAAAGTTTCGTAGAAGGAACGAAAGAGATATAGGGCGCCTTGGATCTCTTTCTTTGCACTCTCTAGCAATAAGAGTGTGCCTTCTACTATTACTATATTACTTTGAATTGTCTTTCTTGTCAACTTCTTTTACTTCGAGAGCTTCCACCAAACTGCCAAACACAAGCCCAAAAAAATTAAGACAGTCTCCATAAGATAAATTTTTCTCCATTTGTTTTTTGCTCATACTCCATATTATACATCAAATACTATATGTTGTAGAACAATTTTTTTAAAAATCGTGCAAGTTATTCGGTACTTGCAAACGATTCACTATAACGGAGTGACCACCGATGACCAAACCGCCTCACCAAACTTTATGCGACATTTAACTCAACTTCAAGTTTTTTCGTTTTACCCATCCAAGGTTCTGGCATAATATGTTTAAGCCAATCTTGCATAGACGGAATGAATCCCAAGTCCTCTGCTATGTGCTGTTCACCAACCCAACGAGTAGGAATCTTTTTGCCATTAGATAGTGTGATGGTATTACCAAATATTCTCTCACACATAAAGATACCTTCGGCGTGATGTCGTAAGGCACGATGGCGAAAGTCTGCCATCATCATCTTACTCTCATCAAACCAATCGTGAATCTTCTGGTAATCTTCTGCTGAACCACCCCACTTCTTTGCTGACGATAATGAATGGTGATATGGATTAGCCATTAGAAACTCTCCTCACTAGTCCGAACCTCCTCTATCCTCTGATTGTATTCCAGACTCACCTTGCGAGCCGCAACATCAAAGAGGAATGTTCCGTAGCTACCTTCGTTGATTTCCCAACCGCCGTGGCTTGCACCTAACTTATCATAGCATATCTCTTCAACGATCTCTCTAATATTTCCTTCTCTTGGTTCTGTCTTGACCAGCATTTTTTTCTTTTCGTCCCATTGGTGGTAGGATGTTTTCTCTGAACCCTTAACAATAATCTTATTAAGATATGCTTCGTCTATGCGCTTGCTATTAGCGTCTGTATAATCTACTGCTTCGATTTGTCCAGAGTCTCCGCAACCTTCAAAAGATACTTCAATAGAAGAGACTTTTGTCTTTGCTAGAGTATCGAATAACAGATTAGAATGATACTTTACTTTATCTGCTTTCTTTAGTTGGTCTGCTTTAATTTGTGCCATGATGTCATCCATCTTTGGCATCTTGATTTTTTTTGATTTAGATGTTTTGCTCATATAAAGAGCATAACCGATATTCTAATTAACGCAACTTCTTTTTATTATTCTTTTTCTTTTTATTGAACTTACCAAAGATATCACATCCATTATCATACAATAAAGCACAAACATAGTTAACACTATAGTACATAATACCAATCACAATTCCTAATCCAATCATCCTTATTTCGCGAGTTCCAATTAAATTTTCAGTTACAATTAAAAACATATTATTTAAACCTTTTCTGTTAATGTATTAGGTCTTACCTTCTCTAGCATAGCCTCTAGACGAGCCACCTCTTCTTCATATCCATATTGCTGTCTGCTTTTAAGATATGATATATTTTCTACAATAGAATCTTGAATTAATCTCCATTCATCTAAGTTAAATTTATTATGACTCATATACTTAGTATAACTCTTATTTAACTGAAGTCAATTTATATTTCTTGATTACTGCACTATAGCTATTTCGTTTACGAGCTTTATGCTTTCTATAAGTCTTATATCTTTTCTTTATTTTGGTTGGTTTATTTAGCAAATAGTGAATAGGTCTAGTGTCATATGATACCATCTTAGATCGAGCAAATTTATAAATAGCATATAGCCCCGAACCAAATGCTGAGAGTGTTATTATTAAAGCTGTTATATGATTCATAAAGATACTCCTTTTGCAGATGTTCTAGTTATTTCGAGTTTTCTTATTTGTAAAATATAATCGAAGCATTGTTTTAATTTATTTTCTAAATCTATATTCTTATTTGAAATACTTTCTACTTCAGTACAAACATCTTCCAACATATCTAATAGATTCATATTTATATCTCTAATATTCATTAATAATTTGCTTCTAGTTTTTTTAGTATTTCCATTGTAATGCCTTTGTTCTCATCTGTCAAGTTCGCACTATGTTTATTTAGAATATTTTGAAT